GGGCGAAGTCTGTTGCTTGCCAAGCTGCTAAGAAAGCAATTGCAGCTAGTGATAGTTGTTTATAATTAAAGGATTGCATCTAGTTCTTCTTTTGTTAGTCCTGCTATTTCACCAAGTTTTTTAATCGCTGAATCGCGTGCATCTTGCTTGGCTTTATACTCGGCTTCAAGTAGTGCTTGTGCAGCGTTATCTGCTTCTCGTTGTGCAATAAATGCTTCTTTATCTGCACCAGTTAATTCGATTATTTGGTCGTCAATGCCAATAAATATTTGTTCTTCTTTAGATTTAGCCATTATATGTTCACTCCGTAAGTTCTTACAACACCCTGAATGTTTCCACCAGCAGAATTTAATAAAGTAAAACCTGTATAAGAAGTATTATCTGTATGATTTATCGCACCATAATAACCTGACCAATTGCCACCATTACGTCTTGTTGCTGAATTTACTGTAATTTGTGTTGGTGCTGCAATAAAAGGCGCGCCAACATTTAAGACATTATATGATTTACTGTTTGCTCCAGCATTTTGATTTGTGTATTGTGCGCTTGTTAGGGCTGCACCAGCAATAGCCAAAGCAGAACTTGCTGTGTCTATTCCTTGAATCATACTATTGTAATTTGTTGCAGCATCTGAACCACTAACCCTAAGCCTTACACCTAAATTTCCACTTGTTGCAACCTCATCCATATTTATCAAAATTAGATAATTAAGATAAGTTGCACTAAAAACATCTGAAACTGATTGTGAAGTTACTCCACTAAAACTAGTTGTGTTTAATAGTACAAGTCCTGCTTTTTTAGTTCCCAAAGCAGTATTAAGAGAGGTGTCAATAGAAGACCCAAGAGTGCGAATAGCAGCAGCGCCGTCTTTAACAAGTGCTGTGTCATCTGGGGTAGTCCAGCCATAATTGGTCGTAGTTGCCATTGTTCTAGTTTATCCTTTTCTTAAATAACGTCAAGCCAACGATAATCATTAGCAAGGTTCTGCCATTGAATAGATGAGTTGTAATCTTCCCATTGAACATCAAGGGTTGAATAAATTGAATTAGAAACAGACATAGCCAGTTCTAGGTTATTGCGACCAAGTGTCCAAGTCCAACCTTCAACAAAGCCTTCAAAAGAACCTTCAGGTATTAAACCTACTGGGATATTGTCCAAATACAAAAGGCTATCCATAGACACACCTAGCAGGTTGTCTCTAACAGTATTGGTCATATTTGAATTAGCAAGATTAACTGTAACTTCTTCCAACGAGGCTTTAGGTGTTCCTCTGTAATTAACAAAGTTTGTAGCTTGTTCTGTGGCATCAGTTGTTTGGGCAAGAATAGTAGATCTAACTTCCTCAAGCAAACCATAATTATTTATTGAGGTGTCATTTTGTGCCACAACTTCAAGAACTGGGTCATCATATTGGATAACAACACTATTGACAATGTCTGCTGTTTGTAGCCTTGTTTGTATGTCAGCGTTTACAAGATTAGCGTCAAGTTCGATAAAATTAGCTGCATAGTTTTCGCTTCTTCGCTCTGCGTCTGCGTAACCAATTTTGAAATCAGTTGTGTCATATAAATATCCTAGCCCTGATTGTTGTGTTGTGTCTGTTAAATTGTAGGCTTGGTCAATCTCGGCAGGTCTGGCTAGTACTTCGTAGCGTCCTGCGTCAATTGTGTCTATGCCTTGAACACCATAGTTAGCCCAAGTTTCTGTAACAGGTATGTCGTTCCAAGTAAGTGTGTTGCTTAAATCTTCCCAAGCAATATATAAAGTTTCTTCAAGAATACGTGTGATTCGTGCGCCGTCCAATTCTTCTGGGTAAGCAACAGAACCTGCGTAACGTTTAACAAGTAGACCAAGAGCACCAACGGCTTGTATTTGTAAAGTGTTAGGTTTACCAGCTGCGCCAGCGCCTGCAAATCTGTTGTAAACACCTGAAACTTCACCTGTGAACAATTTGACATAAGCACCTGTTGAGTCGGTTACTTCAATGATTATTGTGTCAAGAAGTTCTACTACTGGGCTTGTTCCGTCAAGGTTTAATAGTTCTAGGTTGCAGTAACTTGGTTGAGTTGCTTCAAAAAAATCATTGCGACCATAAGTAATTGTGGCGTCTTCAAGGGTTGTAGAAGTTTGAACAGTTCCAGCAATAGTAACTCTGTAGGTCGGTGTGTATACAGTCATAGTTACCTACCTGGAATAAATGGTTTAATACCTGTAGTTTTTGTTGCTGTTGTTTGAACTTTGACTATGGCTCTAGCTGTGGCTTGAGGATCTATAGCACCTTTAATGTTGTTGTAAATATTTGTTACTGAGCCTGTGGCTTGTTTAACTGCTGGGGCAAGGCTTGCTAATTGTGGTGCAGGGTTTACAAGAAGTTTGCCAATATCAGGTAAACGATTATAAGCACCAATAGCAGTTTCAATAGCGTTGATAATTTCAATAATTTTATCTAAAAATGCTTTAAGTCCTTGGTTGTTTGCTGCGCCACTAAGTTGATCTACAAACAGTCCTACTTTTCCGGCAACTATTCTTATTTCTTCGCCAAGTAAATATGCTGAACCTTTGGCAGTATTTAAATCATCACGAAATGTTACTGTGCCTGTTCCTACATCATAAAATGCTTTTTTAAGTGAACCTGAACCTGCACCTGTTAATCCGTCTACAAGTGATTGAACGACTGGCAAAATTGTGTCTGTAATAACTTTGGCAAATCTTTCCATAATTGGAAGAAGTGATGCACCTAATTGTTCTTTGGCTTCGTCTATTGCAATTCTTACTCTTTGCATGCGACCTTCAAAAGTGCCTGCTGCTACATCTGCTTGACCTTCAAAAGTTTTACTTAATTCTTTAACAGCTGCATCAAAATCTTTAGATTTAATAATACTTTCATTTAAAGGAACACCAAGGCGTTTAAGAGCGCCTAGATTGCCGTCATAAGCTTTTCCTAAGCCTTCTGTGATTGTGGCTAGGTCTTTGCCTGTGCCTGCAGCAATATCAAGGGCTAGTTGTTGTAATTGTTGGGCTTTTGTAACGTCTTTAGTTGATCTAACAAGTCTGTCCAGGCTTGGACGTAATTGGTCGTCTGCAATACCCGTTGCACGAGCTGTTTTGTCAATGTAATCTTCTACTGATTTAATTTGGTCTTTGGTTGCTTTAGTTGTGTTTTCTAAAGTTTTGGCTAATGTTGCTTGGGCTTTTTGGTCTTCAACGGCTGCTTGAACAGCATCTATACCTATCTTGACTGCCATGGTGGCTGCAGCTGCGCCAACTGCTAAGAATGCAGCAGCACCAGCTTTTAATGCGTCATCAAGTTTATTTGTAAATGAACGTGTTTCTTTATCGGCTTTATCAAGTCCGTCAATAAAGTTTTTTGTGTCAGCAAGTAACGCTAATTTAAGTGTCCTAATATCAGCCATTAAACTCTACCTGTCCAAGCGTCTCTGACTTTTTCAAAGCCTGCTAACCATTCCCTTGCAATAGTTGGTTGGAATCTAGACATAGCAGGATACAACCACCAACCACGATTACCTCTACCTTGAGAAGGTGAACGTCTAGGGAACTGCTTGTACTGTTTAGATCCAAACTCTGAACCCATTATTACATAACCAGCACTAAAAGCACTAGCACCAACTTTTTGACGACCACCAATACTAAACGAAGGTGCTTTATCAGATTTAGAAACTTTAATAGATTCTGCAACTGCAACAGCTTGTTTTGGGTTATATGGTGCTCGTGCTGCTGAACCTTGAGCATAAGCTGCACCACGTTCTGCTAAGTCTTTAGCAATTTGTTTCATATCATTTTTAGCAATATCGTCCATTTTACCAAACGTACGCAACAAAGATTTGTAATCTCTATCAACAGGAACAAGACTTATAGCTCTAGCCATTATTGCGCTCGTTCAATACTTCTATAGCTGTTGCCCATAAATCTGGTTCTGCACTCAGCCAATAATCGGGTGGTATCCCAGTCGCTATTGCTAACTCGACTGCTATGCGCCCGATACTTCGGGCTTCGTAAAATTTGCTGTCTCAAAATCAACAGCTGCAATATCGGTAACTTTTGACTTCCAAGTCTCAAAGTTTTCCATTT